ACGTTCGACGGCGTGAACTACATGGCTATCTTCCGGCCGACTCCGTTGCGTCCCTTCAAGAACAACCTTGAGGGCATCAACCAGTACACTCCGGAGGGCTGGCACGTGATCATGAACGGCGAGAAGGGCCGTTACGAGGGCGTCCGCTTCGTTGAGCAGACCAACGTTCCGTTGGCGACGAACGGCCTCGGCGCGACCTTCGCCAATACCGATCGCGGGTTCTTCTTCGGATCTGACACAGTGGTCGAGGCCTTCGCGATCCCTGAGGAAATCCGCGGCAAGATCCCCACCGACTACGGTCGTTCGCGCGGCATCGCGTGGTACGCCGAGCTGGGCTTCGGTATTGCTCACACTGAAGTACCGGGCAGCCGTATCTTCGTGTGGGACAGCCAGGCCTAAGAGGGGGAACTACACATGGCGAAGAAATCACTGAACGACGAAGCCAAGGGTGCAAAGGCCGGCGACGGTCTGGCTCTCGATGCCAAGCAGGGTATCGAGCAGTCGCACTCCAATGGCAGCCAGTCCGGTCACTCCGGGCATGGCAAGGGCTCTTCGGGCCTCGAGCGTCTGCTCGAGCCGGAGAAGAATGACGACGAGTTTGGCAAGGGCACGGTTGCCGCGCCTGCTGAGCTCGACGAAATTCGCGACGGCCCGAATCAGGACGGCATGGGTGAAGAGACGCTGCTTTACGGCGGCGGCTACTTCGAGGTCGAGAAGGCGGGGTTGGAGGACGGAGTCAGCATTCGCGAGACGATGGACGCGGACAAGACTGAGCCGAACTACAACTACGACATCGACCCCATGACTGGAAATGCTCCGGAGCGCAAGGTCGGTCGTAGCAATAACTACACCGTATCGGGCAAGCGCCGGAACAAGTTCCTGGTTGGAGAGATGTAAGAAACCGCTGAGGCGGTAAAGAAAAGCCCGGCGGTACGGCAACGTGCCGTCGGGTTCTTTCTTTGAGGAGTACAGCATGGCAATGCGAATTCCGCGGTCACAGTACGAGTGGGACAAACCCGCGCTCGGGATCACCGAGAAGCAGTTTGACAAGGGCGCCGACCTCTATGAGGGGATCAACGGCAGCGCCCACATGGACACGAAGTTCGAGAACACCGAGCGCTTGCAGGTCATGGACCCGCATGGCGATCACCACGGCCGTCCGATGCCGCGCGACGGAGACTTCTTCGAGGCGTGGAACCACAATGAGTGGGGCAAGGACAGCTTCGATCAGGCCGAGTACGATCGGCGCTTTGAGGGCCGACGCGATGAGGGCAAGCCGTACCACGGTTTGGGCCTGCCGCGGCAGAAGTACCTCGAGTCGAATGCGAATCCGGCGTATTGCAACGGCAACTCGGCCACCCCGGTCGAGCCCGAGAGCGATCCGCGCGATCAGGGAATAGGGCAGAAGACGCCGTAGGAGGGCGACGATGGCTCGTAATACGTCAGGGCTGCGCAGGGGCTCAGCCCCCGGCGTGCCCTTTGTGTACAAGGAGCCGGCCGAAACGCCGGTGTACGACCCCGAGGCGCTCGCGCAGCAGGTGTCGTCCGAGGTGGGACCCCGCCTCGTTCAGGGGAAGAACCTCTTCTCCCCGTCCGGGCAGTTCATCCGTGAGCTGCCGGAAGGCGAGTGGTACGTGACCACTCCGGAGCAGGAAGCGAACAACCGCAAGGCGCGGGCGAAGCAGCGCGCCGCGCGGGGCGGCAAAGGGCTCGTCGATCTGGCAAAGTTGCCGGATGACGTGCTGAAGATCCAAAAAGAGCGCGCGCAGATCCTAGCTGCTGAAGCGCTGGGAGAGTAGCGATGGCCCTGACACCCCAAGTTGGCAAGTCCTTCCTCCAGCTGGTGCAGGACCTCTACCGCGAAGTCGGCGCCGCCGGCGGCACGCCCACTACCGCGATCCCGACGACAGCCAATACTACGGGCGAAATCCTGCGCCTCGTGAACTACATTCACGACGCCGAGCTCGACATCCAGAACATCTGGGTCGACTGGAAGTGGCTGCGCCAGACGCTGACCTTCTACACCGGTGCGCAGAACCAGACCGGCATCTACACCACGCTGAACGGCTCGGTGAGTGCCTACCCGGTGGACTTGGCCGAGTGGGACTGGAAGAGCTTCTTCATCTACCCGGTGAACGCCACCAGCCCGCAGCCGCTGAAGACCGTCGAGTGGCAGGAAGTGCGCAATCAAGTCTTCAACATCACGAGCTTCAATCAGCCGTTCCGCGTCATCGTGATGCCGAACAACACCTTCCGGTTCGACAACATTCCGGACCAGAGTTATCAGTGCTTCTGCGAGTACCGGACGGTGCCGTACGATCTGAAAAACGACGCGGATGTGTCGAACATCCCGGCGCGCTTCGGCAATCGGCTCATCATGGAATGGGCCCGCATGAAGTACGGTATGTTCGAAAACGCTCCGGAGCAGGTGGCGCAGGCGAAGCTTGCCATCTATGGCAGCGTCAACGACGACGGCATCCCGAACAACCAAGGCCTTTTGGCTGCACTCGAGAATGACCAGTTGCCCAACCGCAAGAACAGCCGGCGCCAGCAGGGCAACAACATCGTCGTGTCGACTGACTACGGCGAGGGCTGGGGCGAGCAGGACTGGAGCGGGGGCTACTAATGCCGCGCGGTGGCGGCCTCAAGTCTGTCACCCAGACAAAATATTACCCCTTTAATGGAGGGCTGGACGTCGTCACGCCTGCGCTGTCCGTGGACCCGGGCTTCTGCCTTGCGATGGTCAACTACGAGCCGTACTACAACGGCGGCTACCGGCGCATCGACGGTTACGAGCGCTTCGACGGGCACGCGAAGCCCAGCCTCGGGACTGCATACGGCTTCCAAGTAAGCTCTCTCGCCGGCATCACCGGCGTGGGCACGCTCACCTCTACGTCCGCGACCAACGTCTACCAGCCGGGCACTGGCGTCACCTCTGGCGCCACCGGCATCGTGGTCGCCGCGATCACGACGTACACATACACGGTGACGATCACCGGCACGCTGACGGCCACAGCCACCACCACGCAGTACTGGCTCGCGCTGACCAACATCTCCGGCACGTTCGCTACTGCCGAGAAGATGTATATCGGCACGACGACGATGACTGCAACGATCATGACGACGCCTTCGGCCGACTATGGCCCGGCCGGCACTGGCACGGACGGCTTCACCTTCACGGCCGAGTTCACCTTCGGTGCGCAGAACTATTATCGCCAGCAGATCTTAACTGTGCCCGGCACGGGCAACATCCTTGGCGCGTGGCAGAACGGCAGCAACGTCTATGCCGTGCGCGGGACCAGCACCAACGCGGGAACGCCGGCGGTGATGTGGTTATCCACCAGCACGAATGGCTGGGGGACGAGCGCGCTCACCTACGCGAACACGCTTTACTACGGCACGCTGGCGCTCAACACCGCCATCTTCACCGCGCAGATCAATCAGAATGGCTATCTGATCGTCTCGGCGGTTGCTACCGGCACGCTGGCCGCAGGACAAACAGTCAGCGACACGACCGGCCTAGTCCCTATCGGTGCGACGATTACCAACCAGCTCGCGGGCGGCGTCGCTGGCGGCACGGGCACATACCAGCTCAGTATCATTCCCTCCATCCCGATTGCCTCGGAAGCCATGTTCGCCTGCAACTCGACGGCGCAGTTGCCCGTCGCGGGGCAGACCGTCACGGGCGTCACCAGCGGCGCGGTGGGCACGGTGGCCTACGTGATCCCGCAGGACACGGCTGTCGGGTACATCGCTTTCAACAAAGTCACAGGAACTTTCTCCAACGCGGAGAGCCTCACGGCCGGCGGCACCGGGTTTGCCAATGCCGTCGGCACGAACGTCCTCTTCGCGCTCCCCGGCGGGACGCAGGGTTTCTACCGCTGGCAGAATCAGAATTTCTACGCCGGCACTGCGCAGTACAATGCCTACGGTTGCAACGGCGTGGGCCCGGCATTCCAGATCGACAATGCCCAGCTGATCACGCCGATCCTGATGCCGCTTATCGCGCTCACGAACCAGCCCCCGATCAACAATCCTTTCCTGCTGTGCTGTTACCAAGGTTTCCTGTTCCTCGCCTTCCCCGGCGGCATCTATCAGCAGTCGGTGGCAGGCTCGCCGCTGCAGTTTGACGGCTTCTTGGGAGCGGAGGAGTTCAGCGTCGGTGACAGCATCACTGGCCTCTTCAGCATGGTCGGTCCGAATCTCATCATCCCCACGAAGCATTCTTCGTGGGCACTCTCGGGGAATTCAGATGCAAACTTTGTTCAGTCTCTCGTTGCTGAAAAAGCCGGAGCCATCCTATATTCTGGTCAGCTCCTTGACACTGTATATGCCATCAACAACCTCGGCATCACTTCTCTTAGCCGCACCCAATCCTACGGAAATTACGTGGGAGCAACTGTATCCCAGCTCATACAGCCGATGATCAATGCGCTGCGGCCGAACTTCAACGACTCGACCATCGTGCGGGCGTTCAACGAGGCGCGCTTCTACTTCAATGACGGCAGCTGCCTCATTATGTTCGTCCCCGGCCTCGGCCAGCAGAACAAGGCGTGGAGCGCGATCGAGAGCGGCGTGACGGCGCAGTTCGGCTACGCCAGCTACCCGAGCCCGATCTTCAACATCTGCAACTCGGAAGACCAGAACAACAACGAGGTTGGCTACTTTGGCCTCAGCAACGGAGATGGGTATGTCTACCAAGACCGATCGGGGCAGTCCTTCGACGGTATTAAGATTACTTCCTATATACGACTCGCCTTCAATAACGTGGGATCTCCTGCCGTCAGGAAGTTCTTCCGCAGGGCGGACTTGGAGCTCAACTCACCAGCCCAAGTCATGCTCAAGTTCGCCTCCGACCTCACGTACAGCAACGAGGAAAGCGCGAGCTCGCTCCAGTTCCTGACCGCGGCGAACATCCCGGCGGTCGAAGTCTTCGGTGGCGGCGGCTACTGGGATAGTATCAACTGGAATCAGTTCTACTGGGA